AGGGTGAATTAGAAAGGAGGTGAGAAAATAAATGACTTTTTTTCAATCTTTAGGTTCGTCAAAACTATCTTATGACGATTATGTCTCTTCGGTAATCTCTGGTAATTCAAGTCCTGAATATACTGGTATATCTGCTTTAAAGAACAGTGATGTCTTAACTGCAGTATCTATCATAGCTGGAGATGTTGCTCGTTTTCCATTATTGAAAAAGGATTTAATGGGTAACATTGAACAAGATGAAGATATGAACTATCTTTTGAATGTCAAATCTACAAGCAATACATCAGCAAGGCAGTGGAAATTTGCAATGACCGTCAATACTATCTTGACTGGTAATTCATTCTCTCGTATTCTACGTGATCCAATAAGTGGCAAGCCATTAGAATTTCAATTTTTTAGACCATCTGAAACAACTGTCGAAGAAACCAATGACCATGAATTGATTTACACTTTTCGTGACCGTCTAAATGGTAAGGAAATTGTATGTAAAGCAGAAGATGTTATCCATTGGAAATTTTTCAGCCATGATACCATTCTTGGTAGGTCTCCACTACTTTCCCTTGGAAATGAAATCAGCTTGCAAGATGGTGGATTGAACACCTTGATTAAGTTCTTTAGAGATGGTTTCTCAAGTGGAATTATCAAGCTTAAAGGTGCTCAATTAAACGGTGAAGCACGTAAGAAAGCCCGTATGGACTTTGAGAAAATGCGTGAAGGTTCAACTGGTGGTAGTCCGTTGGTATTTGATGATACCCAGGAATACACTCCACTTGAAATTGATACGAATGTCTTGCAGTTGATTACATCCAATAACTTCTCTACTGCACAGATTGCTAAAGCTTTGCGAGTTCCAAGTTTCAAACTGGGAGTCAATAGTCCTAACCAATCTGTTGCACAGTTGACCGAAGACTATGTAACCAATGACCTTCCATTCTATTTTGATGCAATCACAAGTGAACTTGCTTTGAAAGTATTTAGCGATGAAGAGCGCAGGAAGTATCGTGTTGATTTTGATACTCGTAGCGTGACTGGTAGAAATGTAGATGAGATTGTAAAACTTGTAAACAATCAAATCTTGACACCTAACCAAGCGTTGATTGAACTTGGTAAGGAACGTTCTACTGATCCAAACATGGACCGTTACCAGTCAAGTTTGAACTATGTCTTCTTAGATAAGAAAGAAGAGTATCAAACAATGAAAGGAGGTGAGACAAGGGATGCCAAAGAGAATCAAGATGAAAGGTCCACTGATTCCGAATAATAGCCAGGAAGCCTACGACTACTTCGGTTTGGAAGCGGTCAGTGCAAAATCTATCACGGATGCTTTTCCAGAAGATAATAGCGATATCGTTTTGGAAGTTAATTCAAACGGTGGTCTTGTTACTGTTGGTAGTGAAATCTACACAGCATTAAAAAGCTATCCAGGGAACGTGACTGTTGAAGTAACAGGAATGGCAGCAAGCGCTGCTAGTGTTGCAATCATGGGAGCTGATAAAGTGCTTATCAGTCCAACAGCGCAGATTATGATTCATAAAGCGTTGTATGGTTATGTATCTGGCAATAGCGATGATTTAGACAAAGCTTCTAATGCACTTAAATCTAGCGACCAGGCTATCGTGAATGCGTATGTAGCTAAGACTGGATTGGAAGAATCAGTGATCATCGACATGATGAAAAATGAAACCTTCATGTCAGCTAGTGAAGCAGTTGAAAAAGGCTTTGCAGATGAAGTGATGACCTTTGATGATATTGGTGCAGTAGCGAGCCTAGAGAATGGATTGTTACCACAAGCAGTTATTGATGACTTCTACGCTAACCGTAGCAAGCGTAAGTCAGAAATCCAAAATATGCTACGAGAAATCGAAAAAGAAGAATTACTTAAAGGGCTATAAGCTCTTTTTTTAATACCAATAAAGGAGAAAAATAAGGTATGTTTAAAGAAAAAATGAATGAACTTAAAGCACAGATTACAAATATCGGTGCTGAAATTGTTAATAAGACAAATGAATTGAAATCTGTTTTGAATACTGACGATCTCGAAAAAGCTCGTGAAATCCGTGCTGAAATCGACAACTTGAAATCACAAAAAGAAGAAGTGGAAAACAACTTGAAGACTTATGAAATCGCAGAAGAAGGCGCATTCGCAGGTATGAAAGTGTCAGTGGAAGCTCATGTAGTGAAAACAGATGATAAAACTTACCGTGATTCTGTAAACGAATGGGTACGTACTAAAGGTGCTGTTGCTGATTCAAACTTGAAACTTGAAGGAAAAGACCTTCTTATTCCTATGAATGAAGCAGTAAATCCGACACAAGACGGATTGAAAAAAGCAAACACTGAAAAAGTAACTAGTAAGGAAATCGTAACTACACCAATGCGTGAAGTTAAGACGGTTCTTGACTTGAAACAATTTGCAACAATCCACAAAGCAGCTAAAGGTGAAGGTTCATATCCTATCCTTAAACACGCTACATCTAAGATGGCAAGCGTAGATGAATTGGAAAAGAACCCAGCGCTTGCTAAACCAGATTTTACAGATGTTCCTTGGAAAGTTAAAACTTACCGTGGTGCGATTCCACTTTCACAAGAAGCTATTGACGATGCAGATGTTGACCTTCTTGCAATCGTAGCTGAAGCAGCTAACCAAATCAAAGTTAACACTACAAACGATGCAATCGGTGGTGTTCTGAAAACATTCGAAGCTAAAAATGCAACTGACTTGGATGCAATCAAGGCTATTTTGAATGTTGACCTTGACCCAGCTTACAATGTGTCATTTGTAGTTACACAAAGCTTCTACCAAAAACTTGATACTTTGAAAGATAAGAATGGTCGCTACTTGCTTCAAGATTCTATCGTTTCTGCATCAGGTAAAGCCTTCCTTGGTCATCCAGTATTCGTAGTTGCTGACACAGTTCTTGGTGAAGCTGGTGAAGCTAAAGCCTTTATCGGAGATGTACAACGTGCTGTACTTTTTGCTGACCGTCAAGAATTAGGTCTACGCTGGACTGACAACGAGATCTATGGTCAATACTTGCAAGCAGTTGTACGCTTCGATGTTAAGAAAGCAGATGCTAAAGCTGGTTTCTTTGTAACTATGCCCTAATACTCCCCCAGTCAGTGGGGGTGTCTCACGGTCGGCTGTAACTTTAGCAATACCAACCGCAAGTAGCACCAAACAAGATATCATGTCTTATTTAGATAGCAAGGGAATTTCTTATGCTGCTTCTCAAACTAAAGAGCAACTACTAGCCTTGATTGGAGGTTAGAAGTATGGAAGCTAAAAAGAATGGTTTTCTTGAAGAAGTTAAGTTGTATTGCAAAATCGACTATGACTTCGAAGATGAATTACTGCTTGAGCTTATCGAGTCAGCAAAAGAACAGATTTGCTTTGCAATCGATAACAATTTAAGCCCAGAAGATTTAGTGGACTATGCAAAATTCCGACTAGCTGTTAAAAAGCAAGTAAAAGAAGAATACGAACATCGAGGGATGTCAGCAGATACCATGCGCTATCCCTTAGCGAATGGTGTGCTAAACATCATCCACCAACTTAGAACGCGGAGGGAAAGTTAATGCGGACACGTAACATGAATGTTCGCATTACTTTTTTTCAAAGAGTAGGTGGACAAAATGAAGATGGAGAAGTGCTAGACTTCGAAAGGAAGGACTTATATACTTGCTGGGCAGAAGTGTCTAAAACATCTATTAAGGATTTTAGAGAAAGTGCGACTGTTACAAAAGCTGGTGGACTGGTAGAACATAAAGACACTAAAACATTCTTAATTCGTCATCTTCCAAAACTTCCTTTTGACAATTCTTGCTATGTAGATTTTGATGGCAATGAATATCAAATCGTAGCCATCGAACGTGATCATGCAAGTAAGGAAATTGACTTGATTAAGGGAGTGATGTTGTCATGACAAAAGGATTAGACCTTTGCCTAAACAATCTCACTAAGTTAGAAGTAAAAGCGCCTAAGGTTGCTCGCGAAGCAGTCACAATGGTTGCTGAAGAGTTTGAAAAAGAACTTGGAGTAAATACTCCAGTTTCTGACGAACCAACACCCACTCGATTGAAAGCAGATATAAAAATCAGTAATTTCAAAGGTCGCGGTGGTGCTCCTTCTAAAGATATCGGTTTTGGTCGTACTACTGGTTGGCGTGCTAGATATCCAAACAGCGGGACAATCTATCAGAAAGCACAAGATTTCGAGGAAAGGACTATCAATGCAGTCACTCCTCGCGCTAAAAAAATATATGAACAAAAAATAAGGGAGGTGCTTAAATAAATGATTGCTGAAACTGAAGCATATAAACTTTTGGTAGCAGATGAAAAGTTAAATCAACTGTTTAATGAGTTCAGAGGCAAGGAATTTCCAGGATACAAACAAGGTATCTTTACTTACGATATTCCTGAAAAGCCTACAAACTTAAAACGAAAAGAGCTTGCTCCGTTTGCAAGAATTTATTCAACTTACGAAGCACCTCACAAATATGCAGATGATGAAATCATCTCAATGGAACAACGTATCACAATCAACTTTTGGTGTAAGAATGCTAAACAAGCTGACCAAATCGCCAAAAGAATGGATGCGGTCTTAGAAAGTAGCGGATTTGAACGCTACACCGCAAATGAGAAACCTCGATACATGGATGACGATATTGGACTATTAATGAATGTCCGAAAATATCGTCTTTTTGATTGGAGTGATCTCGAAGAAATG